TTGGGTCAATCTTGCCCTTACGGGCTTCTTGTGCGCGGCCAACTTCACGAGTCAGTTCGCCCATTTCCTCTTCAGAGCGGCCTTTTCTCGGGGACACAACCGAGCGCACAGCGTCATAGATTTCAGATGGCCCTTCAAGCATGTTGGGGCCAGTCACAGCACCGCGCATTGCACGATTGCGAGTAGTCATCGGAGCCATACGCTCCGACTCCATACGTTCGGCTGTTTGCCGCGCTTTTGTCTTTTCAGTCACGATAGCCTCCGCCTTTACTCTTGTACTGCTTGGCAAGCAACTGCGCTTTTCTCGCGCTCCATTGCCCTGCCGCAGTACCTTGAACAGCCTGCCCTTTGATCTTCTCAAAGAGAGCCTTGCGCATCCCGGGATTGGTGTAGTTGCCTGCCGCGTTTACCTTGGACTTGGCTTCTCCGCCCTCGGCGTACTCCGTGAAATCCGTGTTGTCACGACGCTTCTTGACGACCCCTTTGGGCATCTTGGCGGGGTTGATGCAACCCATTCCACGGGAGGCACGCATGTCAATACACCTTTCCGCGAGTCTTGCCGCGCTTGGCGCATCCGTCAGCACGCGACGATGCGGAGCCACCACGGCTAAATTCAATCCCCGAGTCCTCTTCGCTACGGCGAGTGCGGGACGCACGCTCGGCTTTGGTGTCCTTGCGAGACTTGAGAATAGGCTTGGCCTTCTCCATCGCTTCGGCTTCGCTACGCTGACGAGCACCGCGCTTGGCCTGAATATCCGCACGAGACCGCATTCCGCGCAGCGTGGAGCGGGCCGTCTCCATACCGGCTTTGGGGCCAGCAGTCTTGGCAACCTCAATACCTTCCTTGGCAGCGCGTGCAGCAGGTGCTGCTGCGGCCTTGGCGCTTTCAATCGCGGTACGGGCAACAGTAGGAGCCGTCCTAGCCGCACGAATTGCCGCAGGACCGGCACCACCAAGTGCACCCACGGTTGTAGCCAAAGCGCGTCCGGTGTCGCTCATCCCCATCGCAGGGGAGAACTCCTTGGCGGGGCCACGCATGGACGTGTCAACCGGAATACCAGCCGCGACAGAACGACCGCGCCCCATACCTTCCATACTACGGCTGGCAGGCGACACAGACGGCGCAGCAGACGCAGCGGGTGCAGCAGCACGGGCGCGAGGGGCCGGAGCCTCCTCATTGGCCATACCCTGACCGGCGCGGCGCTCTTGATCCTCGATGAACTTACGCGCACGGGCGTAGGTATCCTCGTCAAAGCGACCCTCGGCAACGGTGTCACCACCGTCTGCGTAGCGGAACTTGCGCTTTTTCATACCATCATCCCACGGGTCTTGCCGCGCTGTGCGCAGCCGTCAGCACGAGAAGAAGCAGAACCACCTGAAGCCTTCTTTACCGGAGGAAGATCGCTCGGCATCAAGTCGCGGGGCAATTGCTCGCCCTTGGGTGTCTTGACCTTGCCAATCTTCTCCTCGGTGAAGACGTTGCGGTCTGCACGCTGTTGTATCCGCTTCATCTCAGCGGCGGTGGGGGGAACAGTCAAACCCCGTCCTGCTCCTGCTTCAGCCATGATCAGCACTTCCCGCCCATAGCCTTACCACCCTTGGCCATCTTCACTTGCATGCCACGGGTCTTGCCCTTCTTGGCGACGCCATCAGCCTGCTTGTGACCTGCGGCCAGACCGCCTGCGGCCATCTTCTTCATGCCCTTCATTTCGGACATCTCATGCTTGATCATGGACTTGGGAGCGCCCTTCTTCTTCATGAAGGCCAACTCCTTACCAACCATCTTCTTGGACTCTTTCATGTCGCCACCTCCGGCAAATTTGCGGCCTTTGTCGGCCTTGATGAACTCTTCTCCCACGGACTGTGGGACACCTGCCTTCTTGGCGAACTTGGGGTTGTTAGCCACCGCCGCCATGAACCTATGCTGCTTACCGCTTGTGCTTGGCATGTCAACAGTTCCACGCCCGCAAGGATTTGTTAATCCTCGAATTCGGATCGCTTGCGGTTTTTTCGCTCGTCAACTTCTTTTTCATCCCTTTCATACGGGCGCAAAAAGAGTCGCGGCGTGGACCGCCCTCCGGCTGTGGTGCCTTCAGCCCAGGCTTCCCTGGATTCGCGGCGTTGTAAGAGGCTCGCCCCTTGGCGTTCAAGCCGCCCTTGGGGTTCTTCCCTTCCGCTCGTTGCCATGCCGGTGACTTAGCCATAGAACACCGTTGCAGCGGTGCCGGTACCGTTGGTCACATAGATGCCCGTCTCAGCAAGGATGCCCTCGCCAGGGAACAGCATGTATAGCGATCCTGCGGCAGCAGCCGGTGTGAACGAGAACAGCGTAGCCCCACCGTTACCGTCCGTGATCGAGATATTCCCGGCGGAGGAGGTATAGGTCAGCGCAAGCGCCTTAATACGGGCACGGAACGACGTGACAGCCGTACTGGTTGCCGCCGCCGCTGTGCCCGATTTAACGTCGGTCTGCATCATGGTGATGCGCTCCTATTAAGCGGCCACGCCGTCAATCGCAGCAAAATTGACCACCGGAGCATCGGTTGCAGTACCGCCCGTGGTGAAGAACGTGACGGTAAAACTGCCGGCAGCAACTGCGGTCACGATGAAGTTATACAGGTTCGTTCCAGAAGCCTGATTCAAAATGACCACATCGTTTGCGCCAATGGTGCTGTTGGTCACGGTGAACGATGCAGCAGTAGCAGAACCGGCTGCGCTAAACAGCGTAATGGTGCCGCAACGCTTATTGAGGGTAACGCCCGTCGTGCGACTAGTTGTTTGGGTAACTGCCCCACCTGCGCCCGTTGCGTAGCCAACTCCACCCGTGCCGGTCGAAGTGATTGCACCGCTAGCAGTCAGGGAAGAAACAGTGGTTGCCGCACCAAAGGTGGCGTTAACAGTGACCTCGCCCGTGGTGGAACTGATGGAGATGTCTTGAAAACCGTTTTGCGACCGAACTGGTCCGGTGAAGGTCGTATTTGCCATGATGGCTCCTCAATTGCGCTTGCTGTCTGTGAGGTCAGTCCGCCAAGCCGGTCAGCAAGCAGGTTGGAATCTTGGGACTAACGTGTTTATACCCTCACTTCTTGGGGAACGCAAGAAGTTTGTCCGTGAGCGTGAACTGAGGATTTACCCCGCCGTACTTGAACGAGTATCCGGCCAACTTTCCCTTGGTAATGGGTTTGCCGGAGGCCAATGCACGGCGCAACGTCGGCATCTTGATCTGGTACCGCTCAAGCACAGCGGTCAGGCTTGGGAACATCAGCCCGTCAGGCATGACGAACACCGCCTTGGACATCTTCGCCCTGGCTTCTTCCGTGTGCTTACGCCCCGTCCAGTGCTTGTGGCTACGCCCGGCTTCGATGTTGGCCTGGATCTTGGCCCGCCCCTCCTCGGATACCTTGCGCCCCGGAGTCTTGGGTTTGCCGCGCTGCGCCGCACCGATCTTGGCCTTGGTTTCGTCGCTTCGCTCTCTGCCCAACCATGGTGTCTGTGGGTTAGCCAGTTTGGCTTGGCGAATCTTCTCCTTGGTTTCCTCCGTATGCGCCTTCCCCACACGGGGATGGTTGAAGTAGTCGGCGGCGTAGAACTCCTTCAAGGTCTTGGAGATTTGGGCCTTCTGTTTGGGGGTAGCAACAACACCGAAATTGGGGTGTGCCGCACCGTACACACCGCGCCACGGAGCAACTGCCGCCGCTCCAGAGTTATAGCAATACGGTTTGCCGTGATGCTCTCGGAGCCATCGATCTTCCGCCACCCAAAGTTCCTGCTCCACAGGCACCTCTTCAACCACCCGGAAGTCAAACTTCTCTTCCCCATACTTGTTCCAGGCGGCTTGAAGGTGTTTGCAGTGATGGCGATTGCCCCGCAATTGTTTGCGGTGTTCACGAAACCGCACTTTTTTGTTGGTTGTGCTCCCGACATAGAACTTGTCGTTTACGAGGTTGATGATCTTGTAGATGACCTGGGTCATGTTGCTCTCCGTTACAGGGCTAAGGAACATGACCGTAATGTACCGGTGGTACCCCAAGAAGTCAACAGGCAAATAAAAAGGCCCCCGAAGGGGCCTCCAACCAAGCGCAAGTGCTTGATTTTATTGGGTTAAGCTCCGGGCGAACCGAAGATACCCAACGGATCGCTCACTCCGAACGAATACCTTTCGCGCGCCTTGTAGCGGACGTTGCCGGTGTCGAAGTCTCCGTCCATGGACGTAGACATCGGGGTACGGACAAAGTGCTTCAGGCCGTTGGGCACGTCCGTGGTCAGGAACCACGCGTTCGTGTCGGTCAAGAAGTGGTTAACGGTGTAACCCTCGGGGATCGAACCGTTGTTCTTCAGGGCGTTGATGTCGTTGTCGGCGGTAGCCACGCGCAACTCGGTTTCGAGCAGGCGGGTTGCCACGAACATCAGAGCCGGGGGAACAATCAGTTTCCGGGGCTTGGCAGCGATCAGCAGACCGCGTTCATCCGTCCAACCAGCGATCTGAATGACGGCGTTCTCAAGAGACGTTTCATTCAGGTCAGCAGCCACCGTGGGGCGGTTGCTGTTGCTGCCACCAGAGATCAGCGGATGCGCCGTCGAGAACAGGCTCACACCGTCGCCGTAGGTCACGGCGGAGTTGAAACCGTTGTTCAGAACAGCAGCAGCCTTGACCTGCTTGGTGTAGGCCATCGCACGAGCCAGGGCCTTGGTGTACCGGGACGACAGGGAGTCGTACAGGTTGTCCTCGATCGCCTCTTCGGTGATTGAGAAACCCATGGCGATGGTTTCGTGGTTGTAGCGGGCAGTCCAGGCTTCCTGCGCATTGTCATACGCAATGGCTTGGCCTTCCGGCTTGACGGGTGCGGCGCTGAAGCCGGAGAGTTTCGTCTCCTCTTCAAACGAACGCTCAGAGGTCTCCGTTTCGTAGATCTCTTTGTGTTCTTCGCCGTAGCGGGCGTACTCCAGACCAAACAGCGCGTTCAGGCCGGGCAGGAGTTCCTTCAGTAGTTGGGCACGAGAAATTGCCATTTTGAATTACTCCTTACGCGAGCGCCGTAGCGAATTGGTACGAGTGCCAGCCTTGGTTCCACTTCACCAGGACTTCAGGGAAGCCGGTAAAGGTGAAACTGCTGCCAGCAGTAGCGGCGGTCAGCGTCTTCGCCACGGTGACGGTCGTGCCGTTCACGTTGGTCACATAGTTGAAGTCGCCAGGGGTGCCGCCAGCACTTGCATCGGGGCAGACAACTGCCATACCGGCCTGAAGGCCAGTAACCGCAGCATCCAGCGTGATGGTCGTAGAAGCGGAAGTACCCGTGCCAGACACGGAGTAAGCCGTTTCAGGAACCACAGCCACAACGCGGAACGGCAGCGAGGTGGACGCCACGCGGACGTTGCCGGTGCCGTTGCTCGGGCCGTCGCCAGACACAGCCATCTTGGAATTGCCCGTGACGGTGCTACCAGCAACGCCGGTAATCGCGTACACGTTGGTTCCAATGAAAGACTGGTTGGCGTAGCCAATGGTCGAAACGGTGTTGCTCTCGCTGGACGTTTGACCAACCATCGCCACCTTGAACAGTGCCGAAGGATCATCCACAACGAAGGCCACGATGTCGTTAGCCAGAACACTACCGGGGTAGTACTGGGCAAACAACTTCTGACCCGTGGAAGGGTTGGTGTAAGAACAACCAACGAACACTCCGATAGCCCCGGCAATAACCGTGCTCGGGCTGGATGCGGCAGAGTAGCCGGTCTTGATGATGGTTCCGTCTGTCGTCAACTGCAACAGGTCGCCATTGAACAAGGCGGTGCCGTAGTTTCGGGCAATAGGAATTTGTCGGATTGCTCCAGCGTACGGTAGACCATTCAACTCGTTGATGGCTTTGAAACCGTATGGAGCGTCAACAACAGGATATGCCATTTGTGACTCCTAAGATGATTTAACCGCGTCCGAACTTCACCTCAGAACGGCGCTCTCGGTAGAGAGGCATCCGGGGGTCGTTCTCGCGCATGAAGGCGTTGTCAACCGACTGCATCTGACCATCAGTTTGACGCTGATAGTACGAGTTGCGTTGGGTAACAAACTCTTTGGGTGTTTTGCAAAGCAAGAGTCCACCGATCTCGATGCTGTCTGGAAACCGGGGCTTGTCCCCAGTTGCCATGATCTGGATTTCGGGATGCTCAGATGCCTTCACAGGCTCCCAACCTTCGCGGAGTTTTGCGGAAATATGGCCTGGATCAGCGGTACCAAGGGTGCTGATACGGATCCAGCGGAACTCGTACCCATCTTCCGGATCGGGAGAGGGCAGCAGTTCAGGAAGCATCCACTGCTTGGGACGCTCCATCTTCGTGCGGTTCTCAAGTTCACGAGACAGACGATTCTGTTCAGCCATTTTGTTTCCTCATTTCTTCCGCAACCGCACGGGCGTACTGCTCATTCGTCAGTCCGAGCCGCTTGGCGATGTTTACTTGGGATTGGGTCAGCACGATCTTTTTGGGCGCTGTGCTGCGGGTCGCAGGTGCCACAACAGACGATTTCTTTACGGGCTTCTCGGTTTTCTCAGAGGTGAACGCATCCGGGAAAACTTGCCGCATCCGCGTATTGATGCGGTCGTAATACTCGTCGCTGTTTGGACTTACCCCACTTTCCACAAGTTTTCGATGAACCGTCAGCGCAAGAGCAGTCATCTCGTCATCTTGTCCAAACCACGGATTGGCTTCTTGCCACGCAGAGGCTTTGGGATCGACGCGAACCTGCTCTTGCTGAACAGGTTGTGGTGCGGGTTGTACCGCAGGTTTTTCTTCTTGTAAAGGGGTCGGCTTAAAATTGTTTACCCGATCCGCCTTAATCTTTGCTGCGGTGATTTCCTCCTGCGCAGCGACTAGGGCGTCCGCGTCGCCTGATTCGTAGGCTTCCTTGTATTTGCGCTTGGCCTGTTCAAGTTCGCTTGCGACCACTTTTTTGGCCTGCTCAAGCAGCACCTGCTGGGTCTGGCCCTGGGAACTCTGGAGTTTCTTGTTCTCCTCCATGAGTTGTTGCGCAAGACGCACAGCCTCTTCACGCTCGCGGAAAGCGGCCTCTTTTGCCCGTCGCTCTTCGTGATAACCCTTAGAAAAGTGCTGAATCCGCTTCTTTACCCCGTCTGAATACTGGGCCAACTCTTCATCCGTTACCTCTGCGGGAGGCTCCTTCATGGGCGGGCGGTCACGGTCTTGAGGCGGAGTGTCGTCAACGACTTCTACCTCGGGTTCGCCTTCACCCTCGATTTCAAATTGAATCTCGTCTTGCTTCTTTTCCTCGGCTTTTTCATCCGGGAACTTGAACTGTTCTTGATCAAGTGGCATGTGATCCTCCTTAAGCGCGAGAGATGCCGCGTGGGTCTTGCACCACGGCTTCCACGCTGTCGTCATTGATGATGCGGAACTCCCGCCCGTGAATCTTCACGCGGGTTCCAGTATTGGGACGCACCAGAACAAAGTCGCCCGGTTTGCACGACGGCCCACTTGGAAAGCGGGTTTTGTCGCCGTAGGCGTCTGGTCCCATCTTCATCACAAACAGCACAGGGGACATGACTTCCTCGAAGTGCATGGTCTGCCCCGACTTCACAATACCGCTCTCATACTCCGCGTCAATCTCTGGTAGCGCACAGAGCAAGTGGTATGTGGACGGATCGGGAAGTTGCTTG